CCATTTACAAGATACTCAAATAATTATGCATTAAAAGAAAAGAATCCTTTTGTAATTTATAAAGGATCAACGCCTTACTTGTATCTGACCGATAGCTCTGGAATAGAGGTGTTGGATTTTGAGAGTAACTCTACGGCTAGAGGACTAAGTTTGCCAATAAATCAACTTAAAGCACCAGAATTTTCTTTGGGCGGTATTCAAATGTGGACATTTTACAATCAAGAAGAAATATTTGAGGGAGAAAAAGTAATCGCTGGTATAAACACAAATGACGTAAAACTAGATTTTAAATTAATTCCAGAAGAAGATCAAAAAAGAGCAAAGATGATAATTGTAAACAAAAACACTGAATCTGAGTTTACAGACGCTAAATTTTATCAAAATGGAAACTTGGTTGATTATGTGTATGTTCAGCCAATGGAGTGGTCCTCAATTGTAGTGTCCTTAGGAACCTCAATAGACATAAATTCTGTATCTGGACAGTTTGAGCTATATAGCGGAATATTGTTTAATAATATTGCATTTTTTGAAAAATTGACTGACGTTTATGCAACCAGCGTTACTTCTAGACCTTGGAGCGAGGTTCAATCAAGTCCTGTTTTAGGTCCGCTGTCATGGTCTTTTTGGACAAGCTTTACTTGGCTAGAAATGCAAAATGAAACCACAATTCAACAATTCTCAATAAACGGAAATGAAATATTTAATTCATATCTTGGTCTTTCAAAGGCAGTAGTGTCTGATGACACCGTTTTAACGTTAAATTCTGAAAGACTAGAGTCATATGTGGGCGTGACATGGTCAGAATTTGTGGGTAAACCAGTATAATATGGTACAATAAAGTACATGAATAAGGGTAAGTCCAAACTAACTGTAATTCAAAAAAAAAGAGAAGATGGATTATATGTTTGGATGAGTCATAATGGACAGGTTTTTAAAGATAACGAAGGTAACGTAATGAATATTCCGGCTTTTCGCAATGATATAAATGCAATGAATCAGATTTTAAAAGCCGCTAAATATTACGGAGCACCAGATGGAAAACCACATTTTATTCCAGGTGCAAGAAGAATCAGTGATCAAGAACACGCAAATCAAGTGCAAAGAATGAAGGATGGAATGATTCCTGACGAACTAGACGTTGGTGCATATTACGATGCAGCGAGAGGATTTAGAGCTAATGGAAATCGTTGAGGCAACCGCAAGAATTGACAATCTTGACAAAATGCCGACGGCAGAGCCTAAAAAAGATTTATTCTATATAAGTACAGACATAGCAAAATCCTATAATGGACTTTCTGCTAATTTTAAACGTCGTGCCGCTAGGCTGTCAAAAGTTTATATGGGTGCAGAAGGTGCTGGATCAAAACAATTATTTCCAGAACAAGATGCAAGTATTGCATATGGGCTTTTTGATGTTGTGGTTCCCCCATATAATTTAGACGAATTAGCATTTTTCTATGAAAACTCATATTCAAATCATGCTGCAATTAGAGCAAAGGTAGCCAATATTGTAGGACTTGGATATTCATTTATTCCAACTGATAGAACCATAGAAAGACTTGAATTAGCAGAAGATGAGCAACAGCTTATGCGGGCACAAAGAAAAATAGAACGTGCAAAGGCAATGATGGCTGAGTGGCTAGAAGAAATGAATGACGAGGACACATTTACCCACGTATTAGAAAAAGTATATACAGATGTTGAATCAACTGGAAACGGATATATTGAAATTGGAAGAAGGGTAACCGGAGAGATTGGATATATTGGCCACATTCCAGCGACTACAATCCGTGTACGCAGAATGAGAGACGGATATATTCAAATTGTCAATCAAAGAGTTGTTTTCTTTAGAAACTTCCAAGACGTAAGTGGCGTAAACACAGTAACCACAGATCCAAGACCAAACGAACTTGTTCATATAAAAAGATACTCACCAAAAACCACCTATTATGGAGTGCCAGATATTGTTGCCGCTGCAAATGCAATGGTTGGAGACTCACTGGCTGGTAAATACAACGTTGATTATTTTGAAAACAAAGCGGTACCAAGATATATTGTAACTTTAAAAGGAGCTAAATTATCCGTAGATGCTGAAGATAAATTATTTAGGTTTTTACAGTCGGGCTTACGTGGCCAAAATCACAGGACACTTTACATACCACTTCCGGGAGATAGTGTCGAAAATAAGGTGGAATTTAAAATGGAACCTATCGAAAATAATGTACAAGAAGGTTCTTTTGATAAATACCGCAAAGCGAATAGAGATGACGTACTTATGGCCCATCAGGTTCCATTTTCAAAGGTCGGCTCTTCGCAGGGAATTTCTATTGCTTCTGCACTTGTCTCTGATCGAACCTTTAAAGAACAGGTTGCTAGACCCGCTCAAAGAAATCTTGAAAAAACCATCAACAAAATTGTTAGAGAAAAAACAGACATGCTAATGCTTAAATTCAATGAATTAACCCTAACAGATGAGCAGGCTCAAAGTCAAATAGATGAAAGATATTTAAGAACTCAAGTCGTTGTTCCAAATGAAATTAGGCAAAGACTTGGCCTGCCAGTTAGAGAGGGTGGGTCTGAGCCTGTATTAATTAGCCCACAACAAAGGGCAGAAATGCTGGCACAGACAAGGGGAACTAGGGAAAGAGATAGGGAAAGAACAGACAACGCTAGTGATTCCTCGTCTACGACAAGTGGAAGAAATCCGGGCGGAGAAGGAAGATCTACCTCATAATTTTAAAAATTATGGTAAAATGTTATAAATGGAGTATATAATAGGATTACTATGAGTGATTTAGTTAAAGGGTACTGGAGTACCTCAGACAAAAATATTTCTTTATTGATGCCAATTAGTAAAATTGACGTTGAGAAAAGAATTGTTTCTGGATGGGCAACAACCGACTCTGTAGACAGGCAGGGCGATATTGTTAGCTCTGAGGCATCTTCAAAAGCATTTGAAACCTTTCGTGGCAATGTCAGAGAACAACATACTCCTTTAGCCGTAGGAAAAGTAATTAATTTTAAAGAAGACAAATATTTTGATGACAAAACAGACAAAATTAACAACGGAATTTATGTAGATGTTTACGTTTCAAAAGGTGCAGAAGATACTTGGTATAAAATTCAAGAGGGCGTATTAACTGGGTTTTCAATTGGCGGAAATATTTTAGATTCTCAGTTAGAAAAAATAGAAGGATATGACAAGCCGGTTCGTGTAATCAAAGACTATGAATTACAAGAATTGTCATTAGTAGATAATCCTGCAAACCCAGACTCAAACATCGTATCAATTCAAAAAGTAAATGCAACGGTAGAAAAAGAAAATTATCTAGAAAATGTTTTTTATTTAGAGGAAGAAGATCTTATTATTTTAAGTGAAAAAACCGACATGCAATCTCCAAATACCGGAAAAGCAATGCACAATATTGGTTTTGTAGAGACAAATGACTCAGAAAAATCAGATGTAATTAAGTTGCTAAAAGAGTCATACATGCATGACAAAAAGAAAGGAGATGACAAAAAAATGAAATACGAAGAAGAAAAAGACATTGACAAGGGACATAAATATAAGAAGAAAAAAATGTCTCAGGAGAAAGAGAAGATGCATTATGAAGATGAGGAAGACATGGACAAAGCAACAAGCCTAAGGGTTGGAGATTTTGTGTCTTGGAATTCAAGTGGTGGCACTGCTAGAGGTAAAGTTGTTAGAATTGCACGATCTGGATCAATTAAAGTTCCTGGCAGTTCTTTTACAATTAACGCCCAAGAAGATGACCCAGCAGTTTTAATTCAAGTATATCGAAGAGGTGCCGATGGGTATCAAGCAACCGACACAAGAGTTGGACACAAAATGAGCACTCTTAAGAAAATTCCAAAATTAGGAAAAGTTTTAGATTACGAATTTGGTGAGGAAGAGGCAGTTGAGGTTGACAATTTGTTAAAATCAATTGTTAATTTTATTAAAAAGGAGGCGATTAATTTGACCAACAAAGAAACTGTAGAAGAAATAATTGAAAAATCTGAGGATGCAGTTGATTTAGAGCAAGACGCAGAAGCAGCAGAAGAAGTTGTTGCTGAGGAAGATGTTGTTGAAGAAGTTGAGGCTGTTGAGGAAGCAGTTATTGAAAAGACCGTTGAAGAGTCTGCAGAAAACACTGTTGACTTGGCAAAGTCTATTGAGACTGTTAACGAGTCAATTAAGTCGCTTACTGCCGACATTGCTCCGGTAATCAAAGAGCTTCAAGAAAATCTTTCAAATGTCACAAAATCACTTGAAAGCGTTAAACTTGAAATTAATGCAATCAAGGAAGATGCAGAAAAGTTTGGAAAGCGAGTAGATGCTGTTGAAGCAGAAACTGCTTTTCGTAAGTCTGGCGATCTCGGCGGGGTCGTTCAGGAACCAAAAATAAAAAAGTCGATGTGGGATGGTCGTTTCCTCAATTCCGCTGACCTATATCGCTAAAAATTAGTTGGAGGTGAATTATAAAAATGTCAAATGAAACTAATGAAGTTCTAGAGAAGGCTGCTGCTACCGGCTCAATCGTTTCCGGTGGTATTGGTGGAGTATCTAACCCATCTGCTGACCAGCTTGGACCTGCAGGTACTGCTGCTAGCAATGGTGCGGGTATTCTTAATCCAGAACAATCTCGTCAGTTCATTGAGTACATCTTTGAACAGCAAGTTCTAGCTCTTGATGGTCGTCGTGTAACAATGCGTGCCAACACTGCAGAACTTGAAAAACTAAATGTTGGAGAGCGTTTAATTCGTGCTGCTAACCAGGCCGACAGCTCCTACACGAACGCTGGAGTAACCTTTACTAAGGTTTCTATTACGACCAGCAAGATTCGATTGGACTGGGAAGTGTCAACTGAAGCACTTGAGGACAACATTGAGGGTGCACTATTGGAGGATCACTTGGTCCGCACCATGACTCGTGCATTTGCAAATGACCTTGAGGATTTGGCTATTAATGGTGACACTGCTGCAACTGGATCGGCATCCGCATTCCTTAACATTTTGAATGGTTTCTTCAAACTAGAGACCACTTCTAGTGGTGTTAATGATGCCGGTGGCTATAATTCTGGTAGCACAATTAAGGTTGAGGACTTGCAAGATTTGATTCTTGCTATGCCTCGTAAGTACCGTGCCTCTCGTTCAGGTATGAAGTTCTACACCGGTTCTGAAAAAATGTCAGAGCTTTTGAACACATTGGCAAACACTGGTAACTTCAACTCAGAGCGTATTGTTGAGCGAATTGTTGATGGAACTGTGCCACAAATCGTTGGTGCTCCGTTCCAGTACAGGGTTCTTGGACTACCTATTCTTGAGGTTCCGCTGTTCCCTGACAACTACGTTTCGCTAACCTTCCCGGAAAACCGTATTTGGGGATTCCAAAGGGATGTGACCGTACACCGTGAGTTCCAGCCTAAGAAAGACACTGTTGAATATACGGTATTCCTTCGATTTGGAGCACAAATTGAAGAGGGTGCTGCTGTAGCATTCAAGACTCTCTAAGGATAACTTAATAAAGTAAAAATAATTGAAGGGGGGGTGTTTAAAAAACATTCCCCCTTCTTTTATTTTATTTTTCAATGATATAATTTAAAAGAGAAAATATGCCAAAAACAAAATCAGAATATACAAAGGT